GCATTGCCGTCAAAGCTACGCGACGCATGGTTGTACGGCAGATGGGATACTGCGGAGGGACAATTCTTCGAGGAGCTGCGCGACGATCCCGAGCACTACGGCGACCGCCGACTGACACATGTTATTTCGCCGTTCCGTCCGCCCGACGACTGGAAGCTCTATCGATCATTCGACTGGGGCTATAACAAGCCGTTTTCCTGCGGCTGGTGGGCGGTGGATCACGACGGAGTTTTTTATCGTATCCTCGAGCTGTACGGCTGTACCGGCGAGCCGGATGTAGGCGTGAGATGGACTCCGGAACGGGTATTTTCCGAGATAGCAAGGATAGAGCGCGAGCACCCTTTTCTCAGCGGCAGACGCATCGGCGGCGTAGCCGACCCCGCGATATGGGATGCCGAAACGGGCGAGAGCATCGCAGAGGTAGCGGCGCGGCACGGCGTACATTTCGTCCCCGGTGATCACAAGCGCATTCCCGGCTGGATGCAGCTGCACTATCGGCTGGCATTTGACGAAGAGACCGAGCGACCGATGCTGTATGTTTTCTCAAACTGCCGCGCGTTTATCCGAACGCTGCCGCTGCTGCGTTATGACAGCACGAATCCGGAGGACCTCGACACCAAGGGCGAGGATCATGTGGCAGATGAGGTGAGATATTTCTGTATGTCGAGACCGATAAAGCCGCATATCCGCAGGCAGCCTGTCGGCATAGGGACGGCGGGATTGCTGCTCGATATAAAGCCCGGAGAGCTTGCCCCCGCGCCCTCTCACGCAGAGCGGGAAAAAATACAGATAATACGCGGCGAGGAATAGGCTGCATACGGCGATACGGCGTTACACAGCACCGCGATACGACCTAATATACAACATCTGTACAAACAAAGTATATAAGAAAGGAACGAAAAGAATGAACAAGATAGAAAAGGAGCGGGAAGATATCAAAAGCGGCGATAACGGAACGCGCGGCAGCGAAAGGATCACGCGCGAAAAACCGGACGGCGGCGCCGCGCAGAGCAGCGAAAAAGCGCCCGGCGGGCGCAGAAAGCAAAAGGAATCCGCACCGATACGCATAATAGACGCAGAGGCTGTGCGGCGCGCGCAGGCAACGCTGCGCCGCTATAAGCTCGGCAAGGCAAATCTCGAGCGCCGCATAGTCGAAAACGAAAAGTGGTACCGCGTGCGCCATCGCGACTGTATGCCGGACAAACGCGGCAGCATAAATCCGAATTCCGCATGGCTGTTCAACTGTATAGCAAACAAACATGCCTCGGCTATGGACACTATCCCCGCGCCGCGCGTACTTCCGCGTGAGGAGGGTGACCGCGAGGAGGCGGAAAAGCTCTCGGCGATACTGCCGATCATATTCGACCGCTGCGACTTCGAGCAGGTGTATTCGGACGCATGGGACAGAAAATGCAGAGGCGGGACCGGCATTTACGGAGTATTCTGGGACAAGTCAGCCATGGGCGGTCTCGGAGATATAACGGTAAGGGATATCGACCCGCTGTCGCTGTACTGGGAGCCGGGAATACGCGACATTCAGCGCTCGAGAAATCTCTTTTCGGTCGGTCTGTGCGACCTTGATGCGCTCATGTCTGCATATCCGTTTCTCGAGGGCAGGCTCGATACCTGCACACCTGATATAGCCGTACACGAGGGAGAGGATCCTGTCGATACCACCGGAAAGGTCGCAGTCGTGGACTGGTACTACAAAAAGGTGCTGCCCGGCGGCAGGGAGATACTGCACTACTGCAAATACGTCGGCGAGGAGGTGCTGTATGCGACCGAAAATGATCCTGCACTGCGTGAGCGCGGACTGTATGACCACGGAATGTATCCGTTCGTTTTCGATCCGCTGTTCACCATGCCAGACTCTCCCGCAGGCTTCGGCTACATCGACATAGGCAAGGACTGTCAGGCATACATAGACCGCGCAGGTCAGGCAGTGATGAAGAATATGCTCGCAGGAGCTGCTCCGCGCGTACTCATATCCGAGGACAGTCCTATAAACGAGGACGAGTATTCGGACATGACCTGCGACATCGTTCATGTTGCAGGCGCGATAACAGACTCTACCGTCCGCCCGCTGCCCTCCGTCTCGCTCGACGGTATCTATATAACCGCTCTGCGCGACAAGATAGACGAGCTGAAGGAGACGACCGGAAATCGCGATGTCACAAGCGGCGGAACGGCGGCGGGAGTCACTGCGGCATCGGCAATAGCGGCGATGCAGGAAGCAGGCAGCAGGCTCGAGCGGGACTCCTCACGCGCCTCATATCGTGCATTCAAGCGCGTCTGCCTGATGGTCATAGAGCTGATACGTCAGTTCTACACCGCCTCGCGCTGCTTCCGTCTTATCGGAGACGACGGAAGCGAGCATTTTATCCGCTACGACAGAGGCGGCATTGCACCGCACAGAAGCGAGGTGCTCGGTATCGAGCTCGGCGAAAGCTCTCCGCTCTTTGATATCGAGATAAGTGCGGAGAAATCCTCTCCGTATTCACGTGCAGCACAGAACGAGCTTGCTCTCAGCTTCTTCAAGGCGGGCTTTTTCGACCCGCAGAAAGCGAGCGAGGCGCTCTCATGCCTTGACATGATGGATTTTGACCGCAAGGCTCAGGTCATCGGACGCATAAGACGCGACCGCGACGCATATCTGCGCAGCACGCTCGAAGCGGTGATCCGATCCGGCGCGGCAGAATATGCCGGTTACGGAGCGACGGGTTCCGGTACGATAGGGACAGCGATGTCAAACGGCACAGCCGCACAAAACGGCATCGGCGCTTCCGGCAGCAGCTCCGACGCGGAGACACACTCC